GGAGCGGCGACGGTCCTGAGCGCCCTGGCGGCCTATCTCTCCGGCCAGATGGACGGGGGCAGCGCCCTGGCCCTGGCCCTCACCGGGATTCTGCAAATCTTGCAGCGGGAATATGTCTTGAAAAAAGAGAGGACACCATGAAAAAGGCCCTGGCAATTATCTTAGTTCTGGCCCTGGGAAGCGTCTGCGGCTGCGAGACCTTGAAAAACGCCTTCTGTTCCCCCACCGCCGAGCAGGTCATGAGCGCGGCGGAGAAGCTGGACCAGGCCAGCGACACCCTCTACTACCTGGAGGGCCTGGCCCCCACCCCGGCCATTGCCGCCACCATCGCGGCCTTGAAGATCGCCATTCCCATCCTGCGCAAGATCAAGGACGGGATCTGCGTCGCCCCGGAAGAGGAGCTTAACGCCAGCCAGGCGGCCCAGGCCGGTTACACCGTGGCGGTGATGATGGGCTACGGGGCCAAATGATGCGGCCCCTGGGATGGCGCAAGGACCTGCCCGACCCCCGGGATTACGCCCGGGGGGCGGTGCCCTGGGCGGCCCAGGCGGCGGAAAGCGCCCGGCCGGCGGCCGCGGCGAACTTCGCCCGCTTCGCCCCCCCCATCAAGGATCAGCTTGAGCTTGGGTCCTGCGTCGCCCAGGGGGTGGCCGGGGCCTTCGAGTTCGACGGCATCAAGCACGGCCGGGTCTACACCCCCATTTCCCGGCTTTATCTCTACAAGGCGGCCCGGCGCTACGGGCGGCTCCAGGGCGATTCCGGGGCCATGATCCGGGACGGGATGCGGGCCCTGGTGCGCCTGGGCTCGCCCCCGGAGGACGTCTGGCCCTACCGGGTGGCGGATTTCGACCGGGAACCGGATTTTGTCGCCACGGGCGAGGCCCAGAACTTCCAGGCCCTGCGCTATGTCCGCCTCAAGAATCTCACCGAGATCAAGGCCTATATCCGGGCCGGGTTTCCGGTGGTCTTCGGGTTCATCGTCTTCCCGTCCATCGAGCGGGTGACCGGGGACGGCTGGGTGCCCTTCCTCCAGCCCCAGGGCCGGCCCGTGGGCGGCCACTGCGTCTATGCCTGCAAGTATGATGACGCCATGCACTCGACCTTTTGGAATGAGTCGCCCGGGGCCATCGGCTTCGCCAACTCCTGGGGCACCGGCTGGGGCGCCCAGGGCTGGGGCTGGCTGCCCTACCGCTATTTCGCCGAGGGCCTGTGCGACGATTTCTGGGCCTTAATCAGCGCCGAGCACCCGGACGGGGGGGAGTTTTGATGGAGCAACTGGGCCTGAACTATATCCTGGGGCCGGCCATCGGGCTGGGGCTGCCGGGGCTGTTTTTTCTGGTGTGGTACTTCGACGGCAAGGCCCGGGATCGAGACGCCGCCAGTCACCGGAAAGAAACCCTGGAGATGCTCAATGTCTACCGGGAGGACACCAAGCTCATTCTGGCGGCCTATAAAGAGGACATGCAGGCCAGGAGCGCCATGTATGACGCCAATGTCATCCTGGTGAAAAATTACGAGAGCATCGCCACCTCCCTCAAGGACACGGTGGTTTTGAACACGGCCCAATTCGAGGCCCTGAACCATAACGTCAAGAACAATTTATTTTGTCCTTTTAACCGGGTGAAAAAAGCCGAAGGGGTTCCGGGATGAGCGAAGAACGGGTCAAATTCGAAGGCCGGCTGGCGGTGAATCGCCGGGAGCGCTCCGAGGTGCAACTGCGCCTCCAGGGGCTGGTGCGGTCGCTCCGGGATTATCTGGATCCGACCCGGCCGGTGGAGCGGCTGGAGGGGGAGCTGATTTCGGCCCAGGCCCTGGATCTGGCCAACCTCCAGATCAAATACCGGGAACTGCTCCGGGAGGCCCAGGCCATCAAAGACGTGCTGGGGCGCTGACATGGGCAAGAAGTCGGCCTATTACGAGGCGGCGGAAGACCTCTACGTGGTGGAGAGCTTCACCCTGGAGGCCATCGCCGCCCGTTTGGGCCCGGACGGCCCCAGCGTCACCTCGCTCTCCAACTGGAAGCAGGAGGGCGAGTGGGACCGGCTGCGGTCGGAGTTGGCCGCGGCCCAGGCCGGGATTAAGCGGGACAGCTTGCGGCTACGGGAAAAGCTCATCGCCAACGCCCTGGAGGCCGGGAAGCCCCAGGCGGTGTACGCCTTTTGCACCCTGGAGGCCACCCTGGCCCGGATCAACGGGAAAGGACCGCAGGCGGGGACGCCGGCGCCACTGGGGCCGCTGGGGACGCCGGGGCCGCTCAGCGAGGCGGTGCGGCGGATCAAGACCCCCCAGGAGGCGGTGAGCGTCCTGAACGAAGTCCTGGAGGTCAAGCTCAACGCCATGCTCACCCAGCCGGAGCTGCTCACCCTGGCGGGGATCAAGGACATCAAGCAGTGCCTGGAGCTCATGGAGAATTTGAAGACCAAATACGCCCCCGATGAACGCACCGGCCAGACGCCGGGGTTGTCGGACGAGGCCGCGGCGGTCATCCGCCAACAGATTTTGGGGGTGCAATGATTGCCTCCGGCGAATCAAGAGGACCGCGGGCGGGGACGCCCGCGCCACTGGGGACGCCTGCGCCACTGGTGCTCCTGCCCTATCAGCAGCGCTGGCTGGCCGACCAGGCCCCGGTGAAGGTCTGGGAGAAGTCCCGCCGGATCGGGGCCTCCTGGGGGGACGCCGCCGACAGCGTCCTCACCGCGGCCAGCCAGGGCGGCATGGACGTGTTTTACATCGGCTACAACAAGGACATGGCCCAGGAGTACATCGACGACTGCGCCGCCTGGGCCCGGCAGTATCACAAGATCGCGGTGGCGGTGGAAGAGGTGGTCTTCGCCCACGAGGGCCGGGACGGCAAGGACATCATGGCCTTCCGGATCAACTTCGCCTCGGGCTTCAAGATTTTGGCGCTGTCGAGCCGCCCCGCCAACCTCCGGGGCAAGCAGGGCAAAATCGTCATCGACGAGGCGGCCTTCCACGACGACCTGCCGGGCCTGCTCAAGGCGGCCCTGGCCATGATCATGTGGGGCGGCCGGGTGGAGGTGATCTCCACCCACAACGGCGACGACAACCCCTTCAACGAATTGGTGACCGATATCCGGGCGGGCAAGAAGTCCTACGCCCTCCACCGGGAGACCATCGACGACGCCCTGGCCGAGGGGCTGTACCGGCGGATTTGCCTGAAATTGGGCCGGGAGTGGTCGCCGGAGGCGGAAGCCGCCTGGCGGCAGGAATTGTTCGAGTTCTACGGCGACGACGCCGACGAGGAACTGCTCTGCATTGCCACCTCCAGCCAGGGCGCCTATCTCACCCGGGCTTTGATCGAGTCCTGCATGGACGCCGGTATTCCGGTGCGGCGCTGGAGCTGCAAGACCGAATTCGCCCAACTGCCGGATCATATCCGGGAGGCCGCGGCCGCCGACTGGCTGGAGGAAAACGTCCGGCCCCTTTTGGAGAAACTCCCTCGAGGGCGGCCCTGCTATTTCGGGGAGGATTTCGGGCGCTCCGGCGACTTGACGGTAATCTGGCCCCTGCAGGAGTCCCAGACCCTGGTGTGTCAAACGCCGTTTGTAGTGGAGCTGCGCAACGTGCCTTTCCGGCAGCAGGAGCAGATCCTGTTTTACATCGTTGACCGGCTGCCCGTGTTCCGGGGCGGGGCGTTGGATGCCCGGGGCAACGGCCAGTACCTGGCGGAGGTGGCCATGCAGCGTTACGGCGAGGGCCGCATCACCCAGGTGATGCTGTCCAACGCCTGGTATCTGGAGAACATGCCGAAATTCAAGGCGGCCCTGGAGGACAAGACCTTTACCATGCCCCGGGACGGCGACATCTTAGACGACCACCGGGCTTTGCGGGTGGAGAAGGGTATTCCCAAGATCCCGGACGGCAAGAAGGCCCTGGGGCGGGACGGCGGCCAGCGCCACGGCGACTCGGCCATCGCCGCCTGCCTGGCGGTGGCGGCCAAGAACCTGACGCCCTACCAGCCGGTGGAGTACGAGACGGTGAAGCCCGGGCGGGGGGCGCAAAGGCGGGGGGCATGGTGAGAAATAGCGGTCAGCAGTCAACAAACTTTGGCGCCTTTGTGCCTTGGCGAGAGACTTTTTTCTTCCCTCGCCAAGACGCCAAGATGCAAAGAGAAAAGGCCATAAATGCCCCAACTCCTTGACCAGTTCGGGCGGGCCATTCCGCCCCTGAAGCGGCCCGAGACCCGGGAGATAGCGTCGGTGTCCATCCGGGACCGGTGGAGTTCGTACCCGTCGGCGGGGCTGACCCCGGGGCGGCTGGCGGCCATCTTCCGGGAGGCCGACGGGGGCTCGCTCCGGAGCCAGGCGGAGCTGTTCGAGGAGATGGAGGAGAAGGACGCCCACCTGGCCAGCGTGCTCCAGACCCGCCGCCTGGCGGTGCTGGGCCTGGAATGGGCGGTGGAGGAGGCCTCGGAGGCGGCGGAGGATAAAAAAATCGCCGAGTTCTGCCGGGAGTCCCTGGAAGAGCTGGACCTGGAGGACCTGTTTACGCATCTTTTGGGCGCGGTGGCCCAGGGCTACGCCGCGGCGGAGTCCCGCTGGGAGTCCGGGGCCCAGGCGCTGATAACGGGCTTCAACCTCATCCATCCCAAGAATATCAGTTTTGTCAATTCCCTGACGCCCTTAGTGATCACCGAGGACAACTATCAGGGGGTGGCGCCGGCGCCTTTCCAACTGGTTTACCACCGGGCCGCGGCCAAGAGCGGCCACGACACCCGGAACGGGGTGCTCCGGGTCTGCGCCTACATGTACCTGTTCAAAAATTACAGCCTCAAAGACTGGGTGGTCTTTAACGAGATCTTCGGGATGCCGCTGCGCCTGGGGAAATACGAGCCCAGCGCCTCGCCGGCCGACCGGGAGGCCCTGCGGGCGGCGATTTCCTCCCTGGGGTCAGATGCCGCCGGCATCATCTCCAAGTCCACCGAGATTGAGTTTGTGGAGGCCGCGGGGCGGCTTAGCGGCTCCTATAACCCCTACCAGGTCATGGCTTTTTTCTGCAACCGGGAGATCAGTAAGGCGGTGCTGGGGCAGACCCTGACCACCGACACCGAGGGCAGCACCGGGACGTTTTCCGCCGGCAAAGTCCAGGAGGGGGTGCGCCTGGACCTGCTGGAGGCCGACGTCAAGACCCTGGCCATGACGATACAGCGGCAAATCCTCCGGCCCCTGGTGGGCTTCAATTTCGGCTGGGACAAGCCGGTGCCCGGCTTCGTTTTCAACCTGGCGGAGGACGAGGACCTTAAGCCGGTGGCCGAGACCTACGAGATTTTGGCGCGGATGGGACAGCCCATCTCGCAACAGCATATTTCCGAGCGCTTCGGGGTGCCCCTGCCCCAGAAAGACGAGCTTCTCATCAACCCTCCCGCCCCAATCCAACAGCCCCCCGGGTCGTCCGGCCCCGACGATGACAAGCCCGGGGGGCGTCCCGCCGGTGAAAAGGGGGAAAGGGGGAAAGGGGAAAAAGGCGAAAAGGGGAAGGCCGCAGCCATGAAGGCGGTGTTGCCGTTGAGGGAGGGAGAGCTTGAGCTTATCCCCCAGGACGGGCGGGTGATCCGGACCCAGCAGGAATTGGAGGCCTTGAGCCAGGCGGCCTTGACGGCCTCGGCGGACGCCGCGGTGGTGATGCTGAAGCCGGTATGGGAGTTGATTCAAACCGGGGAATCTTTGGAGGTTATCCGGGACGGGTTGATCTCGGCCTACGGCGCCATGCCCGCGGAGGAGATGGCCGAGCTGCTCTTCCAGGCCCGGATGCTGGCGTATATGCGGGGCAGGGCGCAATGATTTCCCTTAGCGCCTTAGCGTCTTTGCGTCTTGGCGAGAGACAGTTTCCTCACGCAAAGGCGCAAAGGCGCAAAGATGCAAAGAGAAAAAGGCCATGACTGATTTCAATGACGCCTTTGCCTGGGACCAGCCGTTTGAAGAGGCGGTAAACGCCTTTCTGGCCAAGGGGATCATGACCCGGGCGGAGTTCAACGCCCTGGCGGCGGCGGAAAAGGCCCGGGCCTTCACCGCGGCTTACGTCCATGCCGCCGACGAGTTGCAGACGGTGTACGACGCGGTGCTGGCGGCGTTGGAAAAGGGGACGACCCTGAGGGATTTTGTCAAGGCCACGGAGGATATTCTGACCCGGCCCTGGCACCGGGAGACCGTGTTCCGCACCAATGTTTTGAGCAGCTACGGCGCCGGGCATTGGGCTCAGGCCCAGGATACCCGGACGCTGCGGCCCTACGCCCGGTACTCGGCGGTGATGGACGGCCGCACCCGGCCCCGGCACGCCGCCCTGCATGGGCTGGTCTACCCGTTGGATCACCCCTTCTGGCAGACTTACTGGCCGCCTTGGGACTACAACTGCCGGTGCGCCGCCATAACTTTGAGCCAATGGGAGATTGACACCCAGGGGCTGCAAGTCAGCCGGGACGATCCTTCAGAGGACGGCGGGCGGGACGCCCGCCCTACGAACAATTTCGTCTCACCGGCGGCGGGGCAGGACTGGCAACCGGACTACGGCAAATACGCCCCGGAGCTGGGGGAACAGGTCCAGCGCCGGGTGGAGAGGGCGATTTATGACTGAGATCAATGTACTGGCGCTGGCCGCGGACGGCAAACTGCCGGAGTGGATCAGGATCCTGCCCCTGGGGGAGGTCAAGCTGGTGGACGGCCGGGAGCCGTTCACGGTGGACCTGGCCGCGGCCGAAACCATCGTCGCCGCCTTCCGGAGCCGGGGCGTCGACCTGGTCATCGACTATGAGCACCAGTCCCTGGGCGGGGAACGGGCGCCGGCGGCGGGCTGGATCAAGGAGTTGGAGGCCCGGCATGACGGCTTGTGGGGCCGGGTGGAATGGACGGCCCAGGGGAGCGAATACCTGGCCAACAAGGAGTACCGCTATTTCTCGCCGGTGCTACGCCTCGATCCGGAGACCCGCACCCCCACGGTCCTGCTGCACATGGGCTTGACCAACGTGCCGGCCATAAGCCGGTTGAATCCCCTGGTGGCCAAGGCGAAAGATGATAAAGGACCGCAGGCGGGGACGCCTGCGCCACTGGGCGGGACGCCCGCCCCACAACAGCAAGAGGAGGCAACAGCCATGTTGAAGAAACTGATTTTGAAATTGGGACTGAAGCCCGAGGCCACGGAGGATGAAGTTCTGGCCCTGGTGGCCGGGCAGGCCCAGGAGGCGGTTGCCTTGAAGGTGCAGACCGCCGTCCTGCCGGAAATCGCCCTGGCCGTGGGCCTGGAGCAAACCGCCACCCCGGCCCAGATCAAGGGGGCGGTCCTGGCCCTGAAACAGGGGCAGGGGGAGTTGGAGGCCTTTAAGACCCGGGTGGAAACCCTGGAAACCGAGCGGCTGCATGAACGGGCCCAGGCCGCGGTGGATGCGGCCCTCAAGGCCGGCAAACTGATCCCGGCCGAAAGCACCCTGGCCCTGGAAGATGCCAAGCGGGACCTGGAGGGTTTTAAGGCCCGCATGGCGCTGCGGCCCAAGCTGGTGCCGGTGGGCGAAGAGTTCCGGATGGCCCGGGAGACCGGCAAGTCCGGCGACCTGCCGGCGGATGCGCCCCCCGACCAGGTCCTGGCCCTCAAGGCCCAGAGGTTGGCCAAGGAGAAGGGCATCGACCTGGCGGAGGCGCAGCGCCAGGTGATGGCCGATAACCCCGAAGCGGCCCGGCAGTGGCACGGGGCTAACGTGATCGGGGCGTAAACCGGTCACCGGAGGCGGGCGGGGACGCCCGCCCTACCAAGAATGAAGGAGAATCAGATATGTCTACGGAAAATCCGGTTTTAATAATTTCCGCGGTGGCGGCGGAGGATCTGAGCAACGATCAATACCGCTGGGTGGTGCTGGCCTCCACGGGCTTCCGGCGTCCGGACTCGGAAGCGGAAGTGGTGTTGGGGATTCTGCAAAACGCCCCGGTGGCCGGCGCGGCCGCCTCGGTGATGGTCTCAGGCATCTCCAAGCTGCAAATGAATGACGCCCTGGGCATCGGCACCTTCATCAAGGCGGAATATGTCAGCGCGGCGGATGCGGGTAAGGGCAAGACCGCGGCGGCCGACTTGGCCTACGCCCGGGCCATCGTCATGGAGGCCTCCGGGGCCGAAGACGACCTGGCCAGCGTCCTGCTCATCGGGCCGCTGCCGGCCATCACCCAGGTGGCCTGGCAACGGGCCACGGTGACCACGAAGACCACGGCGGGGGCGGTAACCTTTTCCATCGCCGAACTCCTGGGCGGCCTGATCCTGCGCGATCCCAACGGCGCCGCCCGGGCCGACGTGGTGCCGGCCCCCGCCGACATTGTGGCCGGTATCGCCGGATGCGTGGTGGGCTCCGCCTTTGAGTTCACCATCCGCAATACCGCCGATGCGGCCGAGACCATCACCATGACGGCCAGCGGCTTGTCGACCATTTCCGGCACTGCTACCATCGCCCAGAACAATTCCAAGCGCTTCCTGGCGGTGGTGACCGATATCGGTTCCGGCACCGAGGCGGTGGTCTTTTACAGTCTGGGCACCGTGGTGCATTAAGGAATCGCAGGTTTTTTAAGGACCGCAGGTTGAAAACCTGCGCCACTGGGGCTGGGCATGAACTGCCCAGCCTGATCAGGAGGAACGAATATGCAGCCCACCCCCGAAAGCGTCCATGTGGACGCCATCTTGACGAATCTCAGCGTTGCTTACCGCAACGGGCTCTATATCGCCGACCGCGTCTTTCCCAGCGTGCCGGTGAACAAAAAGAGCGACAAGTATTTCACCTTTCCCAAGGGCGCCTGGTTCCGGGACGAGGCGGACGTCCGGGGCCCCGGCGCCACCGCCAAGGAAGCCGGCTACCTGACCAGCACCGATTCCTATCTGTGCGAGGAATACGCCATTGACCATCGGATTCCCAGGGAAACCATCGAAAATGCCGATGATCCCTTGCAGCCCTGGCAGACCGGGGTGAACTTCGCCACCGAAAAGATCCTGCTGCGCAAGGAGCGTATGGTGGCGGCCCTGGCGATGACCGGGGCCAACTGGACGAACAGCGAAGACGCGGAAGCCTTGTGGGCTCCGGCCGGCGAAACCAACACCTTCATCGCCGACATCCTCAAAGCTAAGGAAGCTATTCGCCAGTTGATCGGCCGTTATCCCAACGTGCTGCTGATGGACCCCAAGACCTTCAAGGCCCTGAAGGGGGTAGCGGCGATCCTCGACCGGATCAAGTACACCGGCACCTCGGGCGCCCCGGCGGATGTGACGCTTCAGACCCTCGCCCAGCTTTTCGAGCTGGATGAAGTCCTCCTGGGCGCCGCCATCTATTCCAGCGCCAAGGAGACCAAGGCGGGCACCGACTTCACCGCGGTGGATATCTGGGAAACCAACGCCACCAAGGGGAGCGCCTTCCTGTATTTCCGGCCGCCCGCCGCCGCTCTGGAGACCCCTTCCGCCGGCTACTGCTTCAACTGGCGCGGTACCGAACTGGGGCAGAGCCAGATCATCAAGCAGGACAACTTCCGCACCGTGAAGAAGTGGTGGGAGAACAAGCCGGAATCCTGGATGATCCGGGCCGCGGAACGCATCGACGCCAAGGTGGTATCGGCCGACGCCGGCTACCTGTTCTACGACACCATCGTGACTTAAAAAGGGACGGCGGGCGGAGACGCCCGCCCCACTTATAAGAGGTTTTGGTATGCCCTACTGCACCCAGGACGATCTGCTGAAACTGGTGCCCGAGGGAGAGCTGGCCCAGCTTACCACTGAGTCGGGGGAGGTGCCCGACTCCGCGGTGGTGAGCGAGGCCATCGTCAAGGCGGCGGCGGAGATCGACGCCTACCTGGCGGTGCGCTACGTCCTGCCTCTGGCGGAAGTCCCGGCCCGGGTGAAATCCCTGGCGGTGGACCTGGCCCTCTATTACCTCTACGTCCGGCGCTCCGTGGCCCCGGAAGTGCGGCGCCAGGCCTACGAGGACGCGGTGGCCTTTCTGAAGCTGGTGGGGGCCGGCCGGGCCGAGATCATCGGCGCCGCCGGGGCGGAGGTGTCCGGCGACGCCCAGGACGTGACCGAAATCAGCAGCGCCGGGCGGGTGTTTGATCGGACCAAGATGTCCGGCTGGTAATTATCTTTGCGACTTGGCGTCTTGGCGAGAGAAAGGTCTCACGCAAAGACGCAAAGGCGCCAAGGCGCAAAGGCGCACAGGAGAGACGATGTCCGGAGTAGCCGTCAAGGTCCTGGCCGCCGACGTGCTGGCCCGCCTCCAGGGGATGGAGGCGCGGGGCGGCAATCTGTCCGCCGTGTTCCGGAACTTCGGCGGGCATATGATTAGTTCAATTCAGAAGAACTTCGACGCCGAGGGGCGCCCGGTGAAGTGGCCGGCGTTACAGGTCGGCAGTTTATTGAGTTGGTCTTACGGGTTTAAGAAGGGCGGCACCCATCGGACCAAAAAGGGCGGGCCGACCAAAGCGGGCCGGGCAGCATTGGCCGGGCGCAAAATTTTAACTAGGGATTCATATCTGCGGAACTCCGTTGCTCCCCTGAACATTACCGCCAATTCAATCTTGATCGGGACCAATATGGATTACGCCGCCATCCACCAGTTCGGCGGCAAGGCGGGGCGGGACAAAAAGGTGAGCATCCCGGCCCGGCCGTATCTGATGTTTCAGGATGAGGACGTCAACTATCTGGAAATGACCCTGGTGAATTATGTTTTAACGGGGAGAATTTAACCGTTTTCTAAGGACGGCAGGCGGGGACGCCTGCCCTACGGAAAATTATGCTGACCATCACCGAAATTGAAGACCTGCTCATCGCCCGGATTAAGGCCGAGTTGCCCTATCTGGCGGAGGTGTCGTCCTACAAGGGCCAGTTGGAAAAGGAGATTGCCGAGTTGGTGCTGCGCACCCCGGCGGTGCTGGTGAGCCTGCAGGAACTGCCCGGGGAGCCGGCTTCGTTTGCAGAATTTGGCGCGTTAAGCGGTTACGCCCTCACCTACACCTTTTCCCTGGCGGTGGTCTGCCGGGATCTCCGGGGCGAGGCCGCGAGCCGGCGGGGCGACACCGGGGCCTACCGGATTCTGGACGACCTGTTTGCGGCCCTGAGGGATCATATTCTGGACAACGGCCTTCAACCCCTGGCCTATAACAAGGCTGAGGCGATTTTGATAACCAAAGAGGTGGTGATCTTCGCCGCCAACTATTCCGTAGTGCAGGAGGATTGACCCATGTCTGCTGATACCTTGACTGCTTTAGTGCGGCTGCTGGTTTCGGGCACCTACACCCGGGACCTGGACCTGGCCGACCCCAAGGACATCTTGAGCAAGACCATCGAACAGGCCTTCACCACCGGCACCGGGGCGGAACAGGCCAATATCCTGTTTCACGACATTAGGACCCTGACCACTGCGGCTACGGAGGATCTGGACCTGTACGGCGGGCTCACCAACGCCTTCGGGGTTACCCTGAACTTCGCCAAGATCAAGGCGATGATCATCCGGAACCTGAGCACCACCCAGACTCTGTCGGTGGGCGGGGCGGCGGCGACGCAGTTCTCCAACTGGGTGGCCAACGTCAGCGATATCGTGGTGCTGCCGCCGGAGAGCTTCCTGTGTCTGGTGAATCCGGCGGGTTACGCGGTGACCAGCATCCTGGACCTGTTGAAGATCGCCAACAGCGCCGGGGCGAGCGCCGACTACGAAATTATCCTCATCGGCAACGCGTAGATGAGGGTGGCAGGCGGGGACGCCTGCCCCACTGAGATAAGGACCACAGGCTGGAAGCAAAAGCATAAGGGCCACAGGCTGGAAGCCTGTGCTACGGGAGGAATTGCATCATGGGTGAAAGCGGCAGATATGCAGCGGTGAAGTTGGGGGCTGACCTCGTCCGGGGCATCGGCAAGTGGGACTTGACGATGGACGCCAAAGAGGCGGACGATACCGAGTTCGGGGACGGCTGGGAGCGCACCGACGTGGCCACGATGGGCTGGAAGGGTTCTTTTTCCGGCCTGGTGCGTCCGGATGATCCGTTTCAACAGGCCCTGAACGCCTATTTTCTCTCCGGGGCCCTGATCCCGGATATCCGGTTTTATCTCAACACCACGGTTTACTTCGCCCCGGACGTGGCGGCCAATCCCGAGGCCGGCGGGCGAGTCAAGTCCCAGAAGTTCGGCCAGGACAAGGACAAAAACGCCACCGTGGCTTACGAAATCGTCGGCTCCGGGCCCGTCAACCGGTTCGGAGGCTAAATGATGAGCGGCCGCAAGCGGGTGGAAAAGACCGTCTGGGTGCCGGTGGAGAGCCTGGGCTTCGAGATGCTGGTGCGCTATCTGCCCCGGAGCGAGCTGACCCGGATGCTGGAGCGGGCCACCGAGACCACCTGGGACCGCCAGGCCGGGCAGAACGTCGACAAGATCAACCCGGAAAAGCTCATCCGGGAGTACGCCGGGGTGATTCTGGACTGGCGGGAAGAGGGCGTGGAGGGTATGGCGCGGGAGACTTACGCCCGGCTGATCCCCATTGATCCCTCGGAATACCCGGAGGTTATCCCCTGCGAGGACGACTTCAAGATCGAACTGCTCCGGGAGGCCTACGGGTTCGACGCGGTAGTGCGGCAGATCTGCACCGACCTGGGCCGCTTCCAGGAGACGCAGCGGGAGACGGAGCGAAAAAACTCCTGAGGGTCGCATGGTGGCTGCGGGAAAAACCGGGGGGCTGCCGGCAGTGCCGGGAGGATCACGAGTTTCTGGAGACCGGCCCCCCGCCCTGCGCCACGTGCGACCCGCCCCCATTGCTGCCCGGCAACCAGGCGGCCTGGGACCTGGTGGAGGCCTGCGACCTGGGCCTCACCGACGGCCTGGGGGGCGTCAGTCTGGCCAACCTGCGCCAGGCGGCCGACGCCCTGGAAATTCCCTGGGATGAGGCCCTCCTGGGCAAGCTCATGATCCTGGCCCGGTTCAAGACCGGGGAGAACTTGAAGGATTTGATGGAAGAGGCGTAGGGCGGGCGTCCCGCCCGCCGCTGGAAAAGCATGAGGACGGCAGGCGGGGACGCCTGCCCCACCGGGGATTAAAGTGGCGACTAAAGATCGGGTGACCATAGAGCTGTACGTGGACGACCAGGGCACGGTGAAAATCCGGGACGCCAAGGTGGCCACCCAGGAGCTTACCCAGGCCTCCACCAAGGGCAGCGCCGACAGCGCCGCGGGCGCCGACGCCTTCGCCTCGTCCCTGGTGAAGCAGATCGGCATCTACGCCCTGGTTATTGGCGCTGCTTACAAGTTCACCGACGCAGTAACCTCCGGATTCAAGGCCGGCATCCAGGTGGTGGACGACTATAATGTCTCGGTTATCGGTATCGCTGCCACCCTGACGGATATGGCAAAAGCCGATCAGGGGAGCATGGAGACTGTATTCCATCGCAACAAGGCCGCCGCCGAAGATATGTATAAAGCCATTACCCTTGAGGCCGCCAAGCACTTCTCCTCCGCCAGTGAAGGCATGATGGTCTATAACCGCCTGGTCCAGAGCGGCTATGCGGCCCAAAAAAGCGAAGTTGCGGCCCTGCTGCTCCTGACCGACAAAATCAAGCTGGCCACCAAGGGCCAGAACGTTGAAATGCAGTTGAACACGGAGATCATCGCCTTGATGGCCGGCCAGGCCAGAGCCCAAAGCATGATCGCAATGGAGCTGCAGTCGCGGTTAGGGGCCGGCTGGGGCGACCTGGTAAAAAAACACCGGGAAGCCGGAGATTTACTTACTTGGATCACCACCCTGTTCCCCGGCCTGGTGACGGCGAACAAAGAAATTGAGAACACCCTCAACGCCCAATGGGCCACCACCAAGAGCCTGTTGGACCTGCTGGCCATCGGGGGGCTGTCCGGCGCTTATGATGATATCGTGGGGTATGTCAAGGATATCAACAAATATCTCAAAGATCATGGGCAGGAATTAGCCGGAAACATTATGACCGGCTGGACCGCAGTTAAGGACGTCGCCGGGGGCGTAGTCCTGGTGGTGTCTGAAATTGTCGGTTGGATTAAGGCCGGCTGGGGGTATTTGGAGGGTTGGCGAACTAGTTTAAGTGCTATCGCCAAGCAAAGGGCCGACTTAGGCGTCGGCATGGGCCTTGACGTAATGGGGGGGCTTGGGGAAGGGGAAGCGGGGTTTACCGGGCCTGGGAGCGCTTTCGGGGCTCAAGAAGCCGTCATCGCCCAGATCAAGAGAAACAACCAAGCCTTAGTTGATGCGGCGAATCAGTATAAAAAAGAAACCTACAAAACATACCTTACTGATCAGGGACAGACACAGACCGATAAAAAAAAAGGCGGCGGCAAGGGCGGCGGCGGCGGCGGGGGGCGGGATACTACCGACAGTTTGGAAAGTCTGCTCATGCAGCTGCGCCAGGAGGAGGCCAAGCTCACCGAGGGGGCCTTCGGCGGCATCGACGCCTGGTACACCAAGATCACCGAGAAGATCAAGAAGCTGGCGATGGACGATAAGCAGTTGAAGGACGGCATGCAGGCCGCCTCGGAGCTGAAGATCGCCAAGGAGCAGAAGGTCGCCGACGACCTCAACAAGTGGCACCTGGGGCAGATGCACCGGACCACCGCGGCGCAGATGCTGGAGGATAAGAAAAAGCTCGATTCGGTGAAGGGCCACGCCGCCGAGGAGGCCCAGGTCCGGGAGGTTATGGCCCAGCACGCCCTGGAGCGGGCCGCCAAGCTGGCCCTGGCGGAAGACCAGCAGCAGAAAGCGGCCTATGATTCCCTGGCCCAGAACAGCGTCCTGATTACCGACCAGGTGGCCTGGAAGGAAAAATCCTGGGAATTGGAGAAGAAGATCACCCAGGCGCAGTTGGAGCAGTGGTTTATCGGCAAGGACCTGACCGACGTCAAAAAGGATGAATACCGGGGCCTCCTGGCCCTGACCAATCAGGCCAAGGAGTACAACCAGGCCCGGCAGAAGGCGGTGGACCTGGGCACCCTGGAGGGCTGGGCCATCGAGCGGGCCGGCGAGGCCTTGAAGCGCAGCCGCTCCACTATCAAGGACGCCTTGACCGGGACGGAAAAATACTTTCAGGACGCCTTCGCCCAGGGCATCCAGGGGGCCTTGAGCGGCTCGAAGAAGCCGTGGAAGGAGGTGGGGCAGACCATTGTCCAGTCCATGATCCTGGAGCTGAACAAAAAGAGCTTCACCAAGATCTGGGACGAGATTGCCAAAAAGCTGGCCCCCCCAACGAAATCCACCGGGGCGGTGGGCGGCGGCCTGACCGGCGGCCTGACCGGCGGCCCGGCCGGGGCCGGCGACCCCGCCAAGGAGCTTTCCACCGCGGCCGAGGGGCTGCAAACCGCCTCGGTGGGGTTTAACCTCAACACGGCCCAATTCGGTTTGGCCGCGGGGGGGCTGCTGCTCTCCGGCATCGGCATCGCCACCAACTCCCAGGCCCTGGTCTACGCCGGGGCGTTTTTGCAGATGGTGGGCCTGACCATCCAGATTATTGAGCTGCTGACGGCCACCACCACGACGACAGAGTTTACGGGGGCAGCGGCGGCCTTAACTTTCTCGGCCGCAGCCTTGAAATTTGCCGCCGATATGTTGATCATGGCGGCCGCCGCCAGCGCCGTTCCCTTCTTCCATTCCGGCGGCATGGTAGCCCATGAGGGCCTCCTGGTGGCCCACGGCGGCCTTAACCTGGATGAGCGCCTGATCAAGGCCCAGGTGGGCGAGGGCATCATCAAGCGGGACACGATGGCGGCCTACGCCCGCCGGGGAATCTCGTTTGACATGCTCAACTCCGGGCGCCTGCCGGTGGCCGAGGCGGGGGCGGAGGGGGGCGGCACGGTCGTCCATGCCCCCATTACCTTTGCCCCGGTTTACAATTACCGGCCTACCCAGGCGGATATGGACCGGGATGCCAAAATGATGGTGCGGGCCATTAAAACCCATGGCGGGGTCGGCACCCGGGGCCAGAAATTCGGCAGCGGGAGGTATTAAATGGCCCGCTGCAAGATCGTCTTTCCCTCCGGCGAAACCTCCCAGGTGACCTACGTCTGCGCCAAGAATTTCAGCTATGACATGGAGTTGGGGTATGTGGAGGACACCGATGATAATCAGGATGCCTTTGACGGCACCCTGCTCAGCCATACCGGGTTCCGGAAAAAGACCTTCGAACTGCCCTTCAAGAACGTCCCTCTGGCCCAGTTGGATATGTTCCGGCTGGCCTGGGAGGTGGGGGGCAAGATCGATCTGTACCTGGACGGCGACAGCCCCACGCCCGACGCGGTGGTCAAGATGATGGAGCCGCCCCAGGCCCGCCCCAAGTGGGTGGGCGGCCAGGTGAAATGGTCCTTTGACCTGAGTTTTAGAGAGGTGTAGATGCTTCCCGCCGGGGCCGCATATCTCGCCCAAGAGGCGCTGGCCATCGGTGCCACCCCGGTGGTTCGGGGCACCTTCTTCCCTTATTCCTGGCCCAACGGGGTCAACGCCGGCGGCGATTTCGTCCAGTGCGCCTTTATCGCCCCCAACCGCATTCAGGCCCATTATCACGGCTTTACCGGGGGTTACTGGATTTCCCCGGCGCTCACCGCCAATCTGCAGGTCCCCACCTCCCCGGCGGTGCTCTCCTGGCAGTGGAACTGTCCCGGGTTTGAGGTTGCACTCTACTACCGCGGGGCCGATGACCCCACCGCCCTGGCTGCGGCGGCCTGGACTCAGGTCAATCAGGGCGGCACCATCCAGATTTATTCCTATTACCAGTTCAAGCTTACCCTAATGGGCTACCGGGCCTGGGCCGAGAACGCCCTGGGCGACGCCGGCGACTTCACCGCCTACGCGGTGGGCAGCGCCGGTGATCCTTATGACTCCTACGCCTCCGAGGCCCACATCCCCGGCGATCCCCGCACCTTTATCGAGGCCCTGCAGCCCCGGGGCGAGTTCAACGTGGTACGGGATATCGTCGAGGCCGGCAGCCTGTCGATGGAGGCCCCGGCCGATTTTTCCGATCTGGTGGCGGGGGATCACTCCGGGCTGCTGCTCAACAACCGCCAGGGGGCTTTTGCGGGCGGCGTCTGGGTCCCGGCGCCCCTGTTCTCCCCCAACAAGTCCAGCTTCTTTCTGACCCAGCAGGACTGGTACAACCTCATGCTCAAGATCGAGCTGGGCTGGTCCAAGGGGGGCTGGTTCAAGTCCGAGTTCGGCGCCGACCCGTGGCTGGCCGAGTCCTACACCGACTTCATCACCCTGTTCCTGGGCAAGGTCAAGAAGTGGGGGCCGGTGGGCCGGGCCGTGGGCGCCCCCCACAACGTCGAGGTCTACGCCGCCGATTTCATCATGGACTGCCTGCAAAAACGTATTTGCCTGCCCGGAGCCGACGGGATGCCCGCGCCCTTGACTTACGGGGAGTTCCTCTGCCCGGCCGAGGCCATCTGCGGCTGGTCGCCGGCCCCGGTGGTGAAGTCCGCCGCCTTCGCCCAGCCCAATTACAACGAACTGGATACGGTGGTGGCCTCCGGCGGCGGCGCCTTCTCCCTCATCGCCCCGGGGATCACCGCGCCCCGGGCCTTCCAATGCCAGACCTCCGGCGCCAACCACAAGGCCTACGGGGTTTTGGGCCTGTCCCACGCCGCCGGCGACCTGTTCGCCACCGGCACCCTGACCATTTTGGAGGCCCCGGCCGCCCCTCTGGACCAGAACCTGGTCCTGTTCGAGATCCTCGACGCCGGGACCAGCAAGCTGACGGTGAGCGTCGACTCCACCGGGGCGCTGTTTGCCACCCTGTCCGGCCCCGACCCGTCAGTATCCAAACAGTGTGATTTCAATATCCAGGCCTATGTGGGGGTGCCCCTGAATTTCGGGGTCTTGCTGTCCCCGGAAAAGCCGGGGTATGTCAAAATCTTCATCAATAACGATGAAGTCCTGGACTTAAAGCACTATATGGCCTATCACTTCTGGGTCCACCCCTTGAAATTCCACTTCGGGGCCCAGGTCACCGCGGCGGAAACCTGGCAGATCGCCTTTGAAAATATCCGGGTCCAGGCCAAATATTACCTCAACGCCTTCCGGGTCACCGGGGGGCCGTTCGCCTCCCTGGGGCCGGTGTACATCGACTTTCGGGCCCAGCCGGACGCCAAGGCCTACACCAAAAACAGCATCACCTATGAGCAGCGCCTGGAGCGCTTCCCGGAATACGGCCTGGTGCAGTTCTCCACCTACATCGCCCCGGGAGGCGCCTGGGACGAGGAGTTTGAAATCTCCGGGGACGTCCTGGTCCGGGTGGTGGAAAACGCCGGGGGGCGCCATGCCCTGGCCATCATCGCCGACCTCCTGGATCGGCTCGGGCTGACCCCCTACGTGGACGCCGCCGCCCTGGCCGCCGCCTACCTGGCGGTGCCCGACGATATCATCAACGCCCGGTTTGACGGGGGCGCGGTGGAATCCCGGGGCCTGAAGGACTACGCCTCCCTGGGGGTGACCGTGGCCGAGGCCCTGAAGGAGATCTGCTCCCGGTGCCTCTACTGGATCTTCGTGGACGCCGGCAAAATCAAGATCGTGCCCTACACCGCCGCCCCCCTGGTCACCCCCACCGACCCCCGGCAAATATTGACCGCCAGCAATAAGTGGGAAAATAACCAGGTTATTGACCTGGAAAATATCAACGCCTTTGTGACCGTGATCTATGGCTGGTATGACCGC